GGATTGCGGGTGATGCACTCACGAAGGGCTGCATCAAGTGGCCATCCTGCTTTGTCTGCCTCGCGCTGGATGCCATCAATGACGGTCTGCGTGACCTGGGCCTTCTTTGCTTTGCGATGCTTTACAAAGTCTTGCCAAACAGAATCAGAAACGCCGTGAGGCGTTGCAACGACAGTTGCTTTCTTCTTGTGTTCTGTGTCTTGTGTTATGTGTCTTGTGTCTTGTGTAGCATTGCTTTCGCTATGCGTTCGCATTGCATTCGCATCTTTCAACTTGCTCCATCTTGCTTTTGCGCTCTCGCTGGCCTTGCTGGACTTTTCGCCGGCCTTGGAAATTTCCTGATCTGCGCGATGGTTTGCCCATCCTGTTTCTGTGCGAATGAAGAACTCTTGCAAAACGACCGCAATGCAATCGGTATGCGTTCGCATCCTGATAAGGCGGCCTATCTCGGTGGCTTCAAGAGGTAGGGGGATTTCGTGAAGGTAGTACCAATCGAGCATTCTTCGATAGGCTAGATCTTCAAGTTCTGTCAGGTGTTCGGTATGGCTTTTGTAGTCGCCAATATTGAACTGGTAATAGTGCATTTTTGACCTTACTTCATCGGTTCGCTTCACAAAAGAAACATCGGCAGGACGGTGAAGAATCGTCTTTTCGGGAGCTAACCTAGCCGTGTTCAACATTCACTCTATCTCAGACGAGAGCGTCATTCAAGGACTTTCGGAAGGCTGTGCCAAACTTCTTCTCCAGCACTGGCCGCCATTTGTGGGCCACGCCATTCACCCTCCACATCTGCACAGCTGGGCCGCTAGGCACGCCTAGAGCCTTTGCCAATTTGGAGTAGCTGCCAGCCTGCTTGTGAGCAAAGGCATAGACCTGGTTGTAATACTGATCGTCTTTTGTCATGAGCTGGACTATATCACGAACTTGCAAGACGCCTAAAAATTTATTTTTGGAAAAAGCTATAAAATTTTGTTTTGTGTTGTATGATTCATTTCACCACAATCAACCACGAAAGGTAAACACGATGGAAAAGCAAAACGTATATCAGTTGATCTCTGCTGTAGCAGGAGAGCTTGCACAAGTAGGCATCGGAAAAAATCAGCGCAACTCACAGGGCACTGGATATAACTTTCGAGGCATCGACGACGTTTACAACGCGATTGGCCCATTGCTGGCAAAGCACGGGCTGAGCATCCTTCCACGCACGCTTTTACGGGATTGCGTTGAGCGGGTCAGCGGACAAGGCAAGGCACTGTTTTACGTGACTGTCGATATGGAATTTGACTTTGTGAGCGCACACGATGGCAGCAAGCACACAGTGAAAATGTACGGTGAGGCCATGGACTCTGGGGACAAGGCTACAAACAAAGCCATGAGTGCAGCCTACAAATATGCCATGTTTCAAGCCTTCTGCATTCCAACTGAAGGCGACAACGATGCGGATTCACAAACCCACCAAGTGGCCGCAAGAAACACCGTGCCAGACGGTTATGGTGAGTTCGAGGCTGCCACTCTGCCAGCAATGCGTGAAGCCGCCCTGCAAGGTAGCGAGGCACTGGCCGCAGCGTTCCAGGCTTTGCCAAAGTCTGCGCACAAGGCAGCCTTCTGGCAAGCCCAAGGCCCAGCCCTCAAGAAGGCAGCCAAGAGCGCTGATGAGCAGGGGGCAGCATGAGAGTCATTACCGCAGATCAAGGCACAGAAGAATGGAAGCAGGCACGTGTCGGTGTGCCTTCTGGCTCAAAGTTTAGCGACATCATGGCCAAGGGAGGCGGGGCAACCCGCGCCACTTACTTGACCGCATTGGCATTGGAGCGCATCACCGGAGTGCGTGAAGAGTTCAAGACCACCTTCGCCATGGAACAGGGCACAGAGCGTGAGCCTTTCGCACGATCAGCATACGAGGCGCACACTGGCCAGTTTGTAACCGAGATCGGGTTCTGTATGCACGACACGCTACAGGTCGGTGTTAGCCCTGATGGACTGGTAGGCAAGCCTGGGATGACCGAATACAAGTGCCCGATGCCCAAGACCCATCTGGAGTATTTGCGGCTTGAGCCAGGCAAGTGCCCGACGGCTTACCGCTGGCAGGTGCAAGGCCAGCTCTGGGTGGCCGAGCGCGAGTGGTGTGACTTCGTGTCCTACAACCCAGATTTTCCAGAAAACGCCCAGCTCATCATTCGCCGGGTGGTGCGTGACGAGAAGGCCATCAAGGAACTGGAGGCCGAGGTAATCAAGTTCCTGGAAGACATTGAGCGCGAGGTTGATTTCATTCAGTCTTACAAGGATGCAGCATGAGCAACACAAACACAGGCGGGTCAGCGTTTCCATTTACTGACTATGACAGCCACGGCGATGTTATGGATATTCATTCGGGCATGACCCTGCGCGACTACTTTGCTGCCAATGCAATGCAGGCGATCATCACAAATTCAGACCAAGCAAGTATTGCCATTGATGAGGTTGGTGGTTGGGTTGGTAAATACGCATATGAGGTGGCCGACTCCATGTTGAAAGCGAGGTCGGCATGAACGGGCGCGACTTGCGCGACGCTGGCCTGGCACGGGTTGCCATGGGCCGCGAGGACTGGCTGGCTTATGCCAGATCGGTTGCGGTCGAGGTGGCCGAGGCCACTGGCCAAGTCACTATCAACGAGGTCAGGGAGCGTGTGGAGCTGCCTGCCGATTACCACCCCAACACATGGGGCGCGGTCTTGAAAGGTGACACCTTTGAGGCAATTGGATACTGTCAAGCAACCCACCCATCGGCCCACGCTCGGGTTGTTCGGGTTTACAAACTGAAGGAGCAAGCATGAAAGCACAAGGACTGGCACGCATCGGCAAAGACGCTGAGGTGCGATTTACACCAGGAGGGGCAGCGGTGGCCAATGTCACCCTGGCATTCACCTACGGCAAGAAGGGTGAGGACGGCAAGCGCCCGACGCAGTGGGTTGATGCCTCGATATGGGGTCAACGTGCCGAGCCGATGGCGCCTTACCTGACAAAAGGCAAGCAGATCGTGGCGTACCTGGAAGATGTACACATCCAGACCTACACAAAAAACGACGGAACAACGAACGCCAAGATGGTCGCACGCCTGGCCGACTTTGAGTTTGTGTCTGAAGGTTCTGGCGATGGCCAACGGGCTGCACCAGCACAACGGCAGGCACTAGCACCGCGGCAAGCTCCAGCACCACAAGGTTCTGGGTTTGATGACATGGGAGATTGCGACATTCCGTTTTGATGATTTAATAGTTTGATGATATACTCATAGCACTCATTCAAAAGGAGAACCTATGAGTATTGAATCAAATGCTTACAGTAAGCACAAGAATTTGAAAATCGCCGCAAACGAGCTAGGCATAAAGTGGCAAATTTTATATGCCAAGCTAAAAGCGCAAGGCGTTAACGTAACTGGAGACAAGTTGAGATATGGCACTGACAGAGATAGGCTTGGTGCGCTTGGTGAGCAAATGTTCAAAAACTTGGTCCCATTTGCAAAAGACCACAATCAAGATCAGTTTCAAAGCAAGGTTGATTTTGATGTGAACGGTTTAAAAGTTGATGTTAAAGCTGGAAAGCCGAGGCAGCTAAACAAACGGTTTAAGGCGCTATCTTGGTCTTTTTCTTTCAAACGTCAAGCCTTGATTGCCGATTTTATTGTTTGCTTTTGCCTAGATGAAGAAAGCAGTATTGAACACGTATTGCTTGTGCCAAAAGAGTTTTTTGTTGGCCTGCAAACGGTATCAGTATCCCGAGAAGGGAACAGCAAATGGCTTGATTACAAAATTGAACCGCAAGAACTTGCAGAATTTTTTACTTCATACAAATGATTTTTAAGGAAAAAACATGAGCACACGCATTTACCTGGTCACCGATGTGGAGACCAACAAGCACCGCCTGATTCGCGCAAGCAACCAGGCCCAAGCCATCAAGTACGCCGCCCAGACCCGTTTCGACATCGAGGTGGCTGGCCAGGATGATCTGGTGAGCCTGCTCACTGGCGGTACGGCCATCGAGATGGCTGGGGCTGGCGCGACCATGGATATGTTCGAGGAGGCGATCTCCAATGCCGGGGGGACTGATTGATGTCCACCGAGAAGATCAAAGACCGCTACATGACGTTGCGTCTGCCTGCTGATGTGGAGATCGAGCTGCGAAAGATGGCCGAGGAGAACACCCGCACGCTGGCCGCGCAGATCCTGCATTGCATCAAGTTGGAGCTGGCACGCCAGTCTGAGAAGGTGAAAGCATGACGAACGATGAACGCGAGCTGGATATTGCACTGGCCGAGGCCGAGCAGGAGAACAGGCTTTTACGGGCACGCAATGAACGCCTGATGGCCGAGGCTGAAGTCAGCAACTTCTACCGCACCGCTTACTGGTTGAAGGCCTGCGGAAAAGAGCCTGACACCGAAAATCTGTCTGTGCAGATCGGCTGCCACCTGGAGGAGTTCTGCGAGTTCTTGGGGGCACTGCGAAGCGACTCTGAGGGTTACGGCAAGTTGCTGGAGCGCACGCGCACCGATCTGGAGTGGTTCGCTGGCAAGTTGAAGCGCCGTGAACAGTTCGTCTACATCCCGGTACACCTGCGGATTGATGCCCTGGATGCGCTGTGCGATACCGAGGTGACCGGCAATGGCGTGGCTTACCTGGCCGGCATGAACAAGCCTGGGGCAGATCGTGCTGTGCTGGACTCCAATGACGCCAAGTTGGTCGATGGCAAGCCGGTGATTCTCGAAGGCGGGAAGATCGGCAAGCCAGAGGGCTGGAAAGCGCCAGACATTCGGGGGTTCGTGTGAGGAAGGCCGGGAAGAAACGCCCGGCCCAAAGGCCGAAGCACTACACGATTCTCGACGAGATGATGGCCAGCCCCACCGAGCCGCTGCCATTGGAGTACCGCCGCCACCAGCTGACGCGCATGTACGAAGGCTTGGCCGCGATGGAGCAAGGCGAACACCCCACAACCGACGACTGGCGGGTGGTGTCGGATGCGGTCAATCTGATGGAGACCTTGATCGAGACCATGCAAGTGTGCGAGGACTCGTCTGGCCTGCTGATGGATGCGATCACCGCGCTGGCCATGGCTGGCCGCCGCAATTTGGCTGGGGCTGCGATCCGGCTGGATGGTGCAGGTATCCAGGCCGTGCGTGCTGTGCTGGAGGATTACGCCGCGCTGCTGGATGTGCTGCCTGCAAGGGCCATGATTCGCTGCCACCGCCTGACCGAGAAACGCCTGCATGAGCTGCTGGATGGGAAGCGCAAGCCGCATGATGTGGAGATCACTGCGATCTAAGGGTTTGTCCCATGTTGATGGGACTGTGAGATATTGTGGTAAGATGTGGCATCGCAACAACCAAACCAGCAAGGAGCTGACATGGCACACCAAATGCACTTAGACAAATCAGGCACTGGCTTCACAAGCCGCACCGCTTGTGGCCGCAACATTCTGCGCACCCCGATGAGTACGGATTGGGAAAACTTCAAGATGGAAGCGCCTGCATACCGCTGCATCAAGTGCGTTGCAAGCAAACAGTTTGAAGTCAACACGCGCATGGACGCACGCAAGGCCGCAGCTTAATCACAACCGGAGCTTCGGCTCCACATTAAGGAGAACGATATGAAAAAGACTGACACCATCCGCTCCATCACTGGCAAGCCTCTGGGCGAAATCTACGCCACTGGCAATTTGTTTGCTTTCCAGCATTTGGTGGCAGATGAGTTTCAAGGCGGCTTCCAAACTTGGAATGATGCTTACGATGCGTTTCAACACTTCCACAATGACTGGTTTGAAAACCAATAAAACCAACCGGTC